GACGCGGTGCTTGCGCAACCTGCGCAGCAAATTCCGCAAATTCCGCAAATTCCGCAACCGCCTTCACCGGCGCTGATCGAGCTTATGCCGAAGATGCAGGCGGCAGGCCTGACACCGCCGCAACGCAAGATCGTCAAGCGCGCCGTCGTCACCGATGATCCTGACGACGACGAAGAGGCGATCGAGCTTCTACTCAACCTTCTTTCGTAACCGGCGACGACACAGCCGGGCGCACGGGCCGCGCACGCAGGGCCCGCATCGCACCGCCCGAGCGATATCGGGCGTTCCCGTATGGGCTGACGAAACAGCCAAGGAGACACCATGAGCATCGAGCAACCGCTCGGTGGGAGTGTTGGCGGCGAAGCCACCACGATCACCGATAGACAGCTATTTGACCACGCCAACTCCGATCCCACGCCGGCACCGTCGCCGTCCCCGTCGCAACCGTCGCAAAGCCCGCAATCACCGGGTGGAGATACGGACGCGCCGCCGCCGTCGACACGGCCGGACCTGCAGCAGCAAGGAGAGCAGCAGCAACAGCCCGGGCAACCGCGAGCCCCTGACGGGAAATTCGCGCCCAAGCCGCAGGAGCAGCCGCCGCAACAGCGGCAGCCGGAAGATCGTCGGGTACCGTTGCGCGAATTACTGGCGGAACGCGACGCGAGGCAACGTCTGGAAGCGCACGCGGCAGAATTGACGCGGGCGGTGATGGAGTTGCAGCAGCGAACCGATCCCAACCGGCAAGCGCAACAGCAGCAACCGGAAACCATCTTCGACAACCCGGACCAGTATCTCAACACCCGGGTGATTGACCCTCTGCGTCAAGAAGCCACTCGCTACATGATGCAGATGAAGGATGGGCTCTCGCGCGAGTTTGCCAATACGCAATTCACCCAGCCCGTGGTGGATGCGGCGTTGGCGGCGATGGCGCAATTCCGGCACACGCCGCAGGGCAACTTCGTGTTCAACCAGATCATGAGCGCGGGGCATCCTTACGGCGAGTTGGTTAAATGGCACAAGCAAGTGTCGGCGTATTCGTCAATCGGCGCCGATCCTGATGCGTGGATCAAGCAGAAGCAAGAGCAGTGGCTCGACGACCCGAATGCGCAACGCGCCATGATGGAGCGGATGCGCGCTCGGCAACAACAAGGCAACGGTGCTCGGGGTAATCCGCCCAACGTTCAACTTCCGCCCTCGCTTTCGTCGGTGGCGTCAACCGCCAACCGTACCGAGGCGCCGGGCGATCTAAGCTCCGATAGTCTGTGGAGCTTCGCCAACCGCTAAACCCGGCCATAGCTTTGATCTGAAAACACCCGCCCCCCGTGGCGGGTTTTTCATTTCGGGGATGGCCTAACCGAAAGGGTGCATGGCCATGGCCATCTCCGACATCCAAACCAACAATAAACTGATTAAGTTCACCCAGCAGATCAATCGCGAATGGGTGCGCGAGAATATGTTCTCGCCCTACATGGGCGAGGATCTCAACGCCATCATCCGCAAGCGGATGGAATTGAAGGCCGGCGGCGAAGTGATGAACATCCCGCTGGTGTCCCGGCTGCAAGGCGCCGGTGTCAGCACCGGCCCACTGGTCGGGAATGAAGAAAAGATAGACGACTATGGAATGAGAATTTGGCTAGAATGGGTAAGAAATGCAGTAGCAACTACCAAAGCCGAGCAGCAGAAGGACAGCGCCGACATCTTCGGCGAGGCCAAGCCGCTGTTGAGTGATTGGCTTGCCGAGGTCACCCGCGACGAGATCATTGCGGCATTCATGGCCCTGCCATCGGAGAGCCAGCCGGCGGCGGGCACCCGCGTCAACGGCATCCAGTACGATCTTGCGACGGATGTTGAACGAAACACATGGCGCACCAACAACCTCGACCGCATCCTGTACGGTGCATCGACGGCCAACTCGGCGACCAACCACGCCACCTCGCTCGGCAACGTCGACGCCACCGCCGACAAGTTCACGGCGGCTAACCTGTCGTTGCTCAAGCGGGTGGCGATGGGAGCCAACCCGCGCATTAGACCATACAAAACCCGCTCGGGTTATGAGTACTTCGTCTGCTTCGCCGGATTGAACACCTTCCGGGATCTGAAAATCTCATTGGAGACAGTCAACAAGGATGCGCGCCCGCGCGAAGGACGTGAGGTAAACGGCGCACCCGACAATCCGTTATTCCAAGATGGAGATCAGCTGTACGATGGCGTGATCGTCCGCAGCGTGCCGGAGATCTCGCTCTTCGTTAGTACCGTTTGGGGCGCGCCCACAACCGGCAACCTGCTGCTTGCCGGTAACGGTAGCACCCGCGTCGAGCCGGTGTTCCTCTGCGGCCAGCAGGCGGCAGTGATTGCGTACGGGCAGATGGCCAAGCCCACCTTCAGAAAAGAAGATGACTATGGCTTTATCACCGGCACAGGAATCGAGGCCGCGTACGGCGTAGGCAAGATGTTCAAGAAACACCCCAAGTCGGGCACCAAGTTGGTGCAATGGGGTGTTGCCACCGGGTTCTTCAACTCGGCTTCGGACTGATCCCTACTTAACCGAAACACCCGAATAGGAGAACCAACTATGACAACTACCCTGATGTCCAACACGTCGGCCCGCGAGATCGGCTATGGCGTGGTGCAGTACATCGCCGGCCGTGTTAATCCGGCCGGCGCTATCTCGGTCTATACCAAGAAGATCGGGACACTACCGGCGGGTGCGATCATCACCGCCGCCTCGACCAACGTTGAAACCGCGATCACCGGCTCAACGCCGGCGTTCGGCATCGGCACCACGGCCACTGGCTCGGAGATCGCCTCGGCCGTTGCGCTGACGGCCGGCAGTTTGAATACGGTGCCGGTGGCAGCGTTGGTGCAGCCGCTGGCGGCTGATACCGATGTGTACGCCAACGTCACCGGCACCGCGACCGGTGATGCCTACGTCATCGTGCAATACGTCAAGCCGTTGTCATAATGACGAAGATCACATGGAAGGGGGAGGCCGAAGGGCCTCCCTCCTGCACCTGGAACGGGATTGCGTTCCCGGTTGGGCGGGCCGTGGAGGTTGACGATCCATGGATGATCGCCAAGGCACGCGGCAACCAATACTTCAAGGTCGAAGATGAGCAACCGACGCAATGGCGCGAGCCGGCCACCGAGGCCGATCCGGCCGATGAGCCGCCCGGTGTGAGCTTCTTTGACGACCCGCCCGAAGTACCGCTCGACTACCCGCCCGACTATCCGCCGGAAGAAGAGCCCAAGCGCAAGCCCGGGCGCCCGCGCAACAAGGTGAAAGACAATGGCGTTTAGCAACTACGGGCAGCTCAAAGCCGAGATTAACAAAAAGCTGTTTCACGAGCGGTTTCTGAGCGACTATGACAGCTTCACCACGACGTTCGAACTCGCTGCCAACCGGCGCTTGCGCGTGCGGCAGATGGAGGCGGTGGCCAATCTCACCACCACCAACGGCGAGGTGACATTGCCGAGCGACTATCTGGTGTGGCGCACCATCAAGCCGAGTGCCGCCGCCACCCGTTGGCCATGGGATGAACTGGACTATGTGCACCCAGCCTATTTGCCACCGACCACGGCAAGCACTGGTAGCGTTCCGCGACTGTTCACCATCGAGGGCTCCCTGTTGCGCACCCGGCCGGTGGACGATGTCAACGCCTACGAATTCCATTACTACCGCCAAATTCCATCGCTAGCCGGCAACAACTCCAACGACAATTGGCTGTTGCTCGAATATCCAGACGCTTACCTGTTCGGACTGATGACCGAGGCCGCGGCCCACGGGCGCAATACGGAAATGGCGCAACTCTATAAATCGCGGCGCGATGAGGTGTTTGCAGAAATCACTCAACTGTCGGCGCTGACCACCGGTGCGACGAGCCCGAGTGTCCGCACGGCCGAATATTTCTGAGGTTCCGATGCCGATCATACACGACACCGACGGCAATGAAGTGGCCGACATCGTGCTGTCGGTCAAGCAGCGCGCCGTCCTAGAAACCGGCGAGGAAATAGTGGTGATCTATCACACCCCGCAGACGCTGCGTTATGTGCTCGGCGATAAATCCGGCACATTCGTTCTGCACAAGCTCGGGCAACGGATCATCGTGCGTGATGCCAATGTGCTGCGCCGTTATGCCGACCTGCAACGCGCCATCAAGGCAGCGCGGGAGAATGCCTAATGCCGGCGCAGAAGATACCGGTCGAATTTGGCGAGTGGCGGCCCGACGTGGCGCTGCTCGATACCAAGTTCGCCGCCGATGTGGAAAACGTGTTCGCCGGGGTTAATTCTTATCTGCCATTTCCATCGCTGCAGCCGATCAGCAACTTTGTCTTACCGGCACCAGCGCGCGGGCTGTACTCGGCGCGTGCGACCACCGGCGAGTGGAAGATCTACGCCGGCACCGCAACCAAGCTCTATCGCTACAGTTCGGCCGGCTGGGTGGATATCAGCCGCACCACCGGCGGCGACTATCATTTGCAGCCAGGCGACCTCTGGATGTTTGAGCAATCCGGCCCGCACATTATCGCGGTCAATGTAAACGATGTGCCACAATATGCCGTGATCGACACCGGTGCAGCATTCGAGGCGCTGCCCGGTAGCCCGCCCATGGCTACCAACGTGCGCCAGATGGGCGACTTTCTGTTTTTGTCTGGTTTGGCACAGCCGGATCAACAAAAAATTATCTGGTCGGCCATTAACGACATTACAGGATGGTCAATCGGGGTCAATTTGTGCGACGAGCAATTCTTTCCAGACGGTGGCCCGGTGCAGGGCGTCACCGGCGCCGAGATCGGCTATGTGGTGCAAGAGCGCGCGGTGCGCACCCTGCAGTTCTTGCCCGGTGATGTCACCTTTATTTTCAACTTCTCGCGCGTGCTGCACGATCGCGGCTCGGTTTCAAAATACGGCTATAGCTCGCTCGGTAACGTGCTGTATTTCGTAAGTGAGGATGGATTTTATAGCCTGACCGGTCAGCAGGTGACGCCAATCGGCAGCGACAAGGTCAACCAATGGTGGTTGGACAATTCCGACATCACTACGCGCAACGTCGTTCACTGCCTCGTGCCGGTCAACAAGCCGCGGGTGGTATGGGTTTATCGGGCATCGTCGGCCTCGCCGCGCTATGACCGGCAGATCATCTTTGATTGGAGCAACGGCCGCTGGGCGCGGGCTTCGATCGAAGCCGAGGTCTGGGCGATGCTGGCATCGCTTGGAATTGACTTGGACACTGACGACGCCAGCGACCTCCCCGACGATACATTTCTAGACAGCACCTCGCCGCCCCTCGACAGTTTTCGCTACCAGGGCGGCCGGCCAATCGTGGG